GACTCAGCATCCATAAGTTGTTCTTCAGCTTCTTGAGTTCCACCAGCTCTTACTACTTTGATAACATCAGATAAATTAATAGTCTGAGCCTGCATTGCAGCATGTGCCATATTTTTAACTAATTCAAAAGCTTCATGTGCTTTGGCTGTATTTGAAATATACAATCCATAACTAGACCCATCTAATAACCCAGCATCAATAGTCAACATATGTTTAGACATATCATCTAAACCATAGGATACTACTTCAGTGTCTTTTTCTGAATAAGAAATTTTACATTGTTCTACTAGTGCAGTTAGAACATTTCTTTTTACATAATTATGTAAATCAAAATAAGGTTCTAATATATCTGTAGAGGAAGAAACATTTTGTTGAGTGTTTGCTACAGAAGCTGAGGTTGCAATTCCTCCTAACATTGAATCTTCAAGACCAACTGATTTACCACATTGTTTGTCAATGTAATCTGCAAGTTCAATATATTTTTGAATATCTGAGATTAAAGACATATTAATCTCTTTAGCCATATTGGTTACATCAAGACCTTTATTTCCTTCTTCATTAGGATTAACCCATCCAATTTTAAGAGCCTCTGCATAATATAACCATTTCTCAATGTCTATACCTGCTGACCTTGGAATAGCATTAATATTCATCAGCATCAATTTACCCTTATCAGAAGCTAGGAGGAGTTCCAATCTATACATTATAATGTTGTAATAGTATTGCCAAACCTTCATTCTATCCATAAGAGAAGTAACCTCTGAGTTAAGATTATCAAAAGATGCACCAAGATATGGTAACTTACATTGAAACATATTATCTAAATCTTTAAATTGACCTTGTACTGGTCTCATAAAAACATAGACATCATTCATTAAATTATAAGTTTCATATACTTCAGGAATCCATTCCCATTCAACCTTAACATCTCCTAGACTTTTATTGAGTTTATAGTCTTCAGAAACTTGAGTCATTTTTTCTTCTCCTGTCTTTAAATCAATAGCAGTAAGAAATCCAACTCTTCTTAAGTCTTTCCATACACTATGAAATACACTAAGAACATTAGAAGCTTTATTTGTAGTTTCATTAAAAGTCCACTCTCCTTCATAAATTTGAGCACCTCTCAATGAATAATTATAAACAGAATCAATCTCTGAATCAGTGAACTCTTCTCCAAACATAGCAACTACCTGTGAAGGAGTCATTCTATATTCACAAATTGCCCACTCCCCATCTTCAATAAAATCTACATCAGGAGATTTATCATAATCAAATCTAATAGGATTGGTAACTAACATACCAGGTTTACCTCTTACTTGCCCAACCCAATAAACCATATTACCTGATAGAAGTCCATGCTTAAGTCCTTTTTCAAATTTCCTTTTTACATCTTGGTCTTGTTCAGTAATATTTAATAGTTGTTGCATTAAGGCTTCTGCAGGGTCTTGGTGTTCCCTAGCCATATACTTCTTAACTTCAGGAGGAGTCATTGACTGCAACTCTTGTGCCATTTGTTGTTGTATCTGGGCTTGCTCTTCTTTAGTTAATTGTCTTCCTTTAGCTTGTTCTTGATATTTTATTTCAAGTTGTTGTTGTATGGGAGTCATTATTTGAGCTGAAACATATTGTTTAATCAAGTCAAATTCTGCAGTTTCTTTTCTAGTTGTTGCTTCTTCATTAACAGCCATTACAGTATAAGAGAAAGGTCTCTTCATTTCCATACCTAATAACTTCTTTATTCTAGTAGAAACAATATCTTTATTTGTAAAAGAAGCTGGTAATTCTCCTGCTTGTGCTCCAAAAGGTTTTACAACATACTCGAAATCTCTGGCATCAATAATGCCATTAAATAAATCGTAATTTACTTTTTTTCTTTTATACTCTGAAATCTGATTATTATAGGTGGCATTTGTAAAAGCCAATCCTCTAATGTTATTGGCTCTATCCTTGAACCATTGTCCATCATGGGCATTTTTCTGTGCTAATGTTAGCCTAACTCTTCTACTACTATGGTCCATCTTTAAAAGTATTAATATACAAATTTAACTTAATTTCTTTTATGTAACACTAAATTAGCAAATTCTTTTGCAAGTTCAGTTTGTACATCATTTTCTCCATACTCTTTTCCTAGTTCATCTTCCTCTACTTGGAACATAACTTGCATAAAAGCCATAACCCTGTCAAAGTTTCCTTTTTTGTTATAAAGAATTAACTCTTCTAATAATCCTATATCATAAATATAATCCATATTAGTATGTACATCTCCATTTTCATCAAAATCTCTTTCTTCAAGTAACCATTGTTTAATGTATTTTGCTCCTGCATCTTTTAACTTTTCATTCATATGACAACCATATATCCTAGCTACCCTAGAGTTCTTGATGTTTTTACTAATTACACCATCAGGTTGAGCTGCAAGTAAATGTAATTTTTTTCTTCTTTCAAAATACTTCTTAACATCAGGAACTTCATTCTCATACATTATTTCAGCATTATAAAGTTCAGCTAATAGTTCAGCTATTCTATTTACAGAGTCTGCTGTAGAAGGTCTACCTACATAAGTTGCCACAATAATATTCCTAGTATGATTTCCTTTTTGTATTGTTTTGTAAACATAAAGAGCAGCAAGAGACACACCTGTAGTTTGGTCTTGTCTGTAAGGGTCATATCCTATTTTATATAATCCTTTAGGAGGATTAGAAGGAAACTCAAATATTATTGGACAACCTGTAAGGTCAGCTTCTTTTATTTTATAATGTGTAATTGGATTTAATTTATTTATTAAATCAGGTTGAGCCAAGATTTTACCTGTCTCTGTCCTAGATAAGTTTACAGGAGTTCCTTTAATAAGCATAAGTTTCTCTCTGATAACTTTATTTAACTGAGCCCTAAGTTCCACAACTGGAAAATCATTAGTAGACACAGTAAGGAAAGCTTCAGAAGGACAGAGTGCAAACTCTTGAATATGTTTTTGATAGGCAGTACTATTAGTACTACTCTCAAGAATAACTTTCCTCCTATCCATTTCAAACTCTAGTGCAGCTACAAGGTCTGAATTTCCTTGAGTGTCATAGAATCCTTCTAAGTTTTTGTTTACAGGATGGAAAAAACCACACATAGTATCTTCAGCATTATCATCCCAAGTGTTTACAAAAGGCATTATACCATAAGCTACAGGATTATAGAACATATCGGCAAAGTCAACTGTGCCTGATTCCATATCCCCACCTGTACCAAAAATAACTATTTGTCCTGTGATGTAAATACCAGCAGTAAGTGCTGGTTTGATTGCTGCAAATGAATCCTTTAGGTTAGGGAAAGCTCCTGCTTCTTCTAATAGAACAAGTATTCCATCTTTTCCCCTTGCAGCATCTGCATTATCTTTAAAGGTAAGGGCGAATACTTCAGACTGATAGCCAGACTCAATATCCACCCCATTTATTTTCTTCCTAAAAGATGCCTTCTTATGGTCTTGTTTGTCAACATAATCTCTTGACTTTCTCCACCCTGTAAACTCATTTAAAAAGTTCAAGTAATCACTTGTCATACCCATTGTTCCCTTTGGATAAAGGAATTTCTTTTCAGAAGCCCCAATGATAATCTGAGCTTTTCTTTCAGTATTATAATAGTTAGCAGAAATTGCTCCATTCTTGTAACTATAACCTTTTCTTCTACTCTTCCCAACAATCATGTGGAAACCACCCATCAAAAAATCAGGGTGAGGAGTAACTCCAAGTTTTAAATCTGCCAAGTCTTCAGGGTCAATACCATTTCTAGCAATCTCCAAAGACCAGAAGTAGTCATAATCTCCATCCCAAAAATCAGGAAATGTAGTAACTTTTTTAGATGCTTTTTTATCAGTAGTTACAACAACTTGTATTTGACAAAAGTTAAGATACATATAATGATGCCCAGTTATTCTGTGTCCATCAATTTCATATCCTTCTTTACATCTCTTAAGTTGTTCTTCCCAATAAGCCATCCATCCAGCAGTCCCCCAATAATCAGAACAGAAGTAGCCATACTTTTTAAATCGTATGGCTTCTTTTCTAAATACAGAGGTGTCTAACCACTTTCCATACTTGTCCCTTATCTCTGTTTGAACTTGAGGTTCTGTCATTCTGCTATCATCTTTTTAAGTCTTTTAATCTCATCTCGATGATAGGAACATTTCTCATATTCTTCTACAGCTTCATATTTATCTCTCAGTTCTTCATGATAAGCAATCTTATCCATGATGTGAGTTTGTAAATCTTGCTCTATCATCTCCATAAAATTTAAGTAACTATGTTTTTAAATCTATATAAAGTCTGAGCAATTAACTCACTAATGCTATCACACTGATTCTGTAGATAACCTTCTGTAACTTCTTCTTTAGTCTCTTGTACCTTGGCATAGAGATTTGTAAAGTATGAAACTGGTTCAGTTATTACTGAACTAGTGGGCACTGTAAGGTCTGTAACAGTGTACAGCCCCATATAACTTTCACAAAAAGTATCTATCTGCCCTAGAATACCATCATAGAAATCATTAAAAGCCCCATGTCTTGCTAAGGTTTTATCCTTTTGCAAAAGATGACTAATGTGTGCATCATTTCTAGCTTTAAATAATAAACCTATTAAGTCAGTTGGACAGCATTTACCTGTCCCCTCTTTTTCATTTTTCATTCCTGATTTCATTTCCATTTCTTCATCATCTCCGAAGAAACTAGCTAAACTTTTACTACCTCCTGCCATTTTATTTAGATATTAAGTTAATAATTTATGTTTCAAAGTGATTAATTTCTTTATTCCCCACAGTTTTCATACTTTCAAATAATTGTTCATTTACTTTTTCTTCAAGAGCATTTAAGGTTTTCATTACCTCATAGGTATCTCTTAATGCTGATGTAATTTCTCTTGGCTTGTACATTGGCATTCCTGTCCTTGTATTAATAGTAGCCATATCAAAAGTATTTAACCAATTCATCATTTTCTCTGCCCCAGATTTAGCAGCAAGATAGTATTGAATAGTAGGAGAAGCTTCCACCCTCAAAGCTTCATAAAGGTCTATGCCCTCCTTAATCAAAGAATCCTCTACAAAATTAATAAAATCTTCTTTATAAACAGCTTCTCCTACTTTTATTTTCCTAACTTCCTCAGCAAAACCTTTATACGGATTACTTTTCTTATAACTACAGCAAAATTCAATGTAAGTAAAAGCTCTAATAGCTTCACTTTTTTCAGGTATTTTATCCCTTTCCCATATTTCCTTGTAAGGAGATATCATCAAAGCATGTATTGATGGTCTTACTACTGTTCCCTCTACTACGAATAAATCCATTATTTAAATACTGTTACTCTAAATTCCAACATAAAGTCTCCATTAGATGTTTTTATACTTATTCTTTTAGTAGTAGTGTATTCCCCTTTAGTTAATAATTGAGGGGGTACATTACCAGCTTTATACTCTACACTAATTCCAAAGTCTTCTTCTTTTGGAACAGAACATCCACAAGAGGATTTCATATCTAAAATTTTAAAAGCTTCTGGCAATGGTTTCTTATAAATAAAAGAAATAGAATGTTTAGTTCCTTCTTTAACTCTACCTAATTCAACTAATTCTGATTCCCACATGGTCCTTTACTTTTAAAGTTTTCTAATTT